CGCAACCATCAGATGCTCACGCCAGCGAGCGTGCATACGGCGCAGACGATTAAGCCACCACTGCGGAGACTGCAGGCGGGCCACTGCTTTCAGTGCGTCTTCCGCCTCCAGCTCTTCTTTGCAGTAGGCCGTCCAGCACGGAACCGGTGTTTTGAGGTGATTGGCAAGAAATCCCATGCGGCCATAACCTGACAAGGTGGCGAAATGAGGATCGGACGTGCGGGCCATCTGGAAATCAAACTCGCGGTTAAACTCGCTACCCAACAGGTCAGCAAGATTATGCGCCAGCCGTTTCAGCTCTTTTTTTCCAGCCCAAAGCAGGCGCCAGAATTGTTCACGCAGAGGCAACAAAGCCGCAGGCATCACCCCCTGCGGCAGATACTGCTCATTGACCTGATCTATACGACTAAGAACGAATCGCTCAAAGGTATTGATAAGCCAGGCATCAGCCGCTTGTTTGCCTTTACGGTCTACCTGTTCAAGTTTTTGAGCATACATACGACGGACAAAATGAGGCAGCGAAGCCAGGCGGCGGCGAACCGCCCGGCTCCGGTCTGGTGCTTCATCCGTTTCTGCCAGTTCGGCAATCGACAAACGCTTGCGATTGCCGTCTGGCGTCAGATACATGATCCCCGGCGCCGCATCAGCTTGCTTAAAACCGCCAATTGCAGGACGCGGAGCATTCCAGCTATAGGGAAAAGCAGTATCAGACATTCCTGCTACCCATCATGGAGAGCTTATTGGCCGCCTTATTACCTTCCCCTGCAGCATAATCAACGCCATACCATTGCCACTCATTGCAGCTAGCACGCACTGGTTCAGATACAGCGATAATTTCCCTGGCGGATTTACCTTCTCCACCCGCTACGCCCATGCTCCGTTTCGCGTCTAGTTCATAAATTTTAAGATCACGATAAAGAGAGCGCGTTAGCTGGGTGTCACTGTTGGATACAACAACGCTGTGCCCCAGCGAGGAAAGATGAAGAAGGATTGAGGCAAGGTGGTACTGGTTATCCTCATTAAATCCTTTTGTGTGATAGGCCGTAAACGTATCGTCGTATGGAGGATCGCAATAAATAACATCGTCACGCTTAACCATTGCCAGCGTTTCTTCATAACTTGCACAAACGAAATTGGCGCGTTTTGCTTTCTCTGCAAATGCGCGGATCTCATTTTCTGGAAAATACGGCTTTTTATAATTACCGTACGGGACATTAAAAACACCGCTTAAGTTGTAACGGCACAATCCACGATAACAGTGGCGGTTCAGATAAAGGAAATATACTGCGCGGTGCAGGCGGTCTAATTGCGAATCGTGGTTAAAAGCTTCTCGTACACGATAATAATTTTCAGCCACGATAAAACTTTCAAAAACTGCTTTAGCAAGGTTAATAAAGTTTTCTGTATCTTCCGCAATAGTACGATACAGATTAATTAAATCTGGATTGATATCTGCGACAAGATAATGAGGATAGTCTGTTGCCATCATCACAGCGCAGGAACCCGCGAAAGGTTCAACCAATCGCGGGCCAGCTGGGAGATACTTTTTCAGTTCGGACATAATGGCGGTTTTGTTTCCCGCCCATTTCAGGATAGTGCTCATACAACGCCTCCGTTGTAGTGCTTGCCTTTTAACTCTGCGATTTCCTGACAGGTCACACAGCACTGCACGCCCGGAATAGCGCGGCGGCGCGCTGGCGGGATCGGAGCATCACACTCCGCACAGAGAACACGGGAAACGCCCGGCACTTTGGCGCGGGCATTGTTGATATGGCGCTCACGATCTTCCTGTTCGCGCAGCTGGGCGAGGTCCATTGAATCAGCCATTAATGCAGCTCCTGCGCTTCGTTCTGGATGCGTACCGCTTCAACGCGAAGCAGTTCGGCCGCCTCGATATGGCTCAACTGACGGGAAACGATGCGCACGGCCAGACTATCCAGACGAGCCACCATTGCATCAGCACGGCAACGGCGCTCATCCATGCGCGTTTCATTTAACAAAGCGAACAGGCCAGCATCGTCTGGGCCTGTTTTCGTTGAGTGGGTTTTAGTATTTTTCATATTCATTTCCTCAGAATTCGGGCAAAAAAATGCCCGGCGGGTTTACGCCAAAAAAAAAGGGTTATTTACTCGGATATAGCCCGCGCAACGCGGGCTGTAAGAATCAGGCTTTCTTAAACATTGGAAGCGCTACTGCAATAATCCCCGCTACCAAAACACCATCAGCCAACATCGACATAAGACGGCCCGTGAAATCTACTGCAACAACCAGGAACAGCAGCACACAGATAATGAGACAACGCAGCTTTCCCATTACAGGTACTGGTCCAGTGGCAACTGGAGAGCCTGCGCAATTTTCTTAAGCTGGGCTTCTTCCTCGCTGCCGATACCGTCCTGGTCAGCAATATCAAGACACAGGCACAACACGTTCACCGCGTCGTCAGTTCCCGCAACATCCGCCAGTTCACGCAGAGCCTGAGCATTAGCGCTACGCGGTGATGCTTCATAACGGGCGCGGATATTACTGCTCATCTGCGCAATTTCACCGGCAAAAGGCGCAAAGGCTGGCAGGGCTGAAATTGTTTTTTCCAGCACGCCGATTTCTTTCGCGTCACAGGTTCCGTCAGCGTACGCAATGGAATAGGCGCCCCAAACAGTGGCCTCTACCGCGTCGCGGTTTTCCATTTTTTTTACTTCTACAACGGCTTTACGAGCTTTCTTTTTAAAGATTCCAAACATTGTTATTTCCTCATTTTTAGTTGACTGTCTTCACAATGCCCACGTTATGAGCATTAGGCAGGCGTCAAATTAGATATAACCGGCAACTGGAACAGGCTTACTTTTAATTTGGTTGATAATTTCAGCCTGCAAACCTTCTTTAAATTCTTTGCAGCACTCCCATTCAGGATCGACACGCAAAACAGCACCATCACGGGTTTTAATTTCAAAACCTTCCGCCATATTTGGGATGATCACGCCCAGAATAATTCTCAGCTCATTACGAGACATGTTTCACTCCTTTAATAATCAAACGAGCAATGCGAATAATTAAAAAAGCTGACGGCTTAGCCGCTTTTGTTTTCAGCCCGTTTAATAATTCGGACTGATCGCGGCACGGGTGCCAGCGCTTGCCGTTATCTCCTGCAATCCAGCCGTGGCCGTAGTGCATTGCCGGGCTTTGCTTTACCAGGAGCGAGGCGAAAGAAGGTTCGTTTTTCAGCATGACCACCTCACATAAACCCGAAAGTCGCACTGATACCTGTAACCGTATCAATAGTGCTAGCCATGGCTGGGTTAGCCTGCAGACGCGCTTGCATGGATATCGCAGCCAACGCCATAAGGCGGGTGACAGAATTGATGCTGCTGATCACATCGCGGCGTCCAGCTGTTGTACCAACTTCCCCCGACACAGCACCGGCAGCCACACGACCAATTTCAGCTGTCGCGCTCATGACGTAATGCGGGAGTTTTTCTTTTGCCACTTCGTTCGTAGGTACGCACGGCAGGCAATGAATTTGAGCAAGGAAACCATCAACCAGCGTGGAGTCTTCAGTGATATCCGTCAGCAGCCAGATTTCCGGCGGCGTGAGCTGATGGGGCTGCTCAGGGTTAAGCTTGTTGCGCAGCGTCTGGACATTCATGCCTGCCCGGTCTGCCAACTTCGCCATATTGTGACGCTGTGCGAAAGCGCGGCAGGCTTCATCAAAGTGAGGATGTTTGGAAACGCGATAATCAAACATGTTGTAAATCCTTTTTTATCCCAAAATGGAACTATCAGGCTTGCATTGCGACTTCACAGCCCTGGGCTGCTTCCATCGTCAAGGCGAACATGTTTACTTCGATAAGGCTGTTAACTCCGGCCTTCTTCCTGATAGGAAGTCGGTTTTCACGGATCATTTGGCGGGCATAGCTTGGCTTGTAACCTGTACGGCGGCAGAACTCATCAAGCGTGATGAATGGCTCAGATATCACAAGGTTGATGCTTGGCCGCATTGAAAGTTGTCGACTCATGATGCACTATTCCTCAGTTTGAGCGCTGAACTCACTATTCAGCACTGTTTAACGCTATTCAATACTTCTTGAATCGAGATGTTAGGATCACAAAACCATTATGTCAACAAACAACTTCGCAAAACAGGATGATTTAAACCTGATTCGAGATTGCATCGCACAGAATCGCGGCGGGAAAGAAGTCATCGCCCGCATACTTGAGGCGTATGGGTTTACCACTCGAATCACTCTCTGCAGGCAGCTCGGCGTGTCTCAAAGCACAATGGCTAACAGGTATGCGCGTGATACCTTCCCTGCGGATTGGGTAATTGTCTGTCATCTTGAAACGGGAGCCTCGTTAATCTGGCTTAGCAC